CTATGACACCGGTGCGCTGTCTCCTACCGTCATTGACGAGGAGCGGGCGGCCGGGATGCCGGACGCGCTGATCCGCCAGGAGTACCTGTGCGACTGGCAGGCCGCCTTGGTCGGCAGCGTCTGGGGCGATCTGCTGGAGGATCTGGGCAAGCGCGGCGGGATGGAGCCGTGGACGTTCGCCGCTGACGAGGTGTTCACGTCCTGGGACCTTGGTATCAGCGACGCCACCGCGATCTGGTTTTGGCGGGTGCGCGACAACGGCCTTGAGTTTTTCGACCACTACGAAAACCACGGCAAGCCGATCAGCCACTACGCCGATGAGGTCGAGCGCCGCGGTTATTCGTATGTGAAGCACTGGCTACCGCACGACGCCAAGGCCCGCACGCTCGCCACCGGAACGAGCGTGCTTGAGCAGCTACAGAAGCGCTTTGGGATCGGGAAGGTCACGATCGGCCCCCGCATGGCGCTGCTGGACGGGATCCAGGCCGGCCGCTGGTTGCTCCAGCAGGCGGACACCCGGTTTCACCCGCGTTGCGGTAAGGGGCTGGACGCGCTCCGCGCCTATCACTACGAATACGATGAGGACAGCAAGGCGTATTCGGCCAAGCCCGAGCACGATTGGGCGTCCAACAGCGCAGACAGTTTCCGATATGCCGCAGTGGTCGCCAAGCTGAGCGGCATCTATAAGCCCCAGCCCGCGCCGGCCGCGAAGGTGCTGGACCTCCGCCCGCATCGCTACACCCTGAACGATCTGTGGGACGCGCATGAGCGCCGCCCCCGTCAACGAAGGATCTAAATGGCTGAGCACGCCGCGCCAGACAACGCGCAGATTGAGAGCGCGTCCGATTTCAAGAGCGACGCCCGCGGCCTCCAGGACCGCTGGACGGTCGAGATCGGGGCCGCCAAGAAGGAGTCCAAGAAGTGGCGCGAGACGGCCCGCAAGCTGATCGATCGCTTCCTGGACAAGCGCAAGGGTAACGAGGACTCCGACACCCGCGTCAACCTGTTTTCGGCCAACCTCCAGACCCAGCGCGCCATGATGTACGGCCGGACGCCGCGGGTGGACGTCAACCGGCGCTTTGAGGACGGCAACGATGCCGTCGCGCGGGTCGCGGCCCAGATCCTTGAGCGGCTACTCAACACGTCGATCGAGGACGATACCGATAACTTTGCGGCGGCCATCGCTCTTGCGCTGGACGATCGGTTGCTGGTGGGTCTCGGCAACGTCCGCCTCCGGTATGAGGCCGAATTCGAGGAGCAGGACGAGGTACCGGCCCAGCAGGACGAGGCCGGTAATGAGCTTGCCCCGGGTTATCAGCCTCCGCCCAAAAAGACGTATGAGGATGTGGAGGTTGACTACATCCATTGGGACGATCAGCTTTGGAGCCCGGCGCGCACCTTTGGCGAGGTTCGCTGGTGGGGGTTCGGGGTCTATATGACCCTGGATCAGCTTAAGAAGCGTTTTGGCGAAAAGAAGGCCCGCAGCGTCCCGCTGTCCAGGAAGGCCAACGACCGCAAGGACAGCGTTAAGCACGACCCTTGGGCGCGGGCTCGCGTGATCGAGGTCTGGAGCAAGGAAGATCGCAAGGTCTATTGGTGGGCGGAGGGGTGCGAGGAGATCCTTGACGTCAGGGATGATCCCCTCGGGCTGGACGGCTTCTTTCCCTTCCCCAAGCCGATGATCGCGAACGCGACGACGGACTGTTTCATGCCGCGTCCCGACTTCATTTTCTCCCAGGATCTCTACAACGAGATCGATTATGTCTCGACCCGCATTACGCTGCTGGAGCGCGCCGTTAAGGTCGTCGGCGTCTACGATAAGAGCGCGGACGGCGTGCGCCGCATTCTTACCGAGGGTTTCGACAACGACCTGATCGCGGTCGATAACTGGCAGCTATTTGCTGAGCGCGGTGGGCTCAAGGGCCAGATTGACTGGCTCCCCGTGGACGTCGTTGTGCAGTCGCTTGACAAGCTGCGCGAGTATCGCGCCGAGCTTATCAAGCTGCTGTATGAGGTCACGGGCATGTCGGACATTATGCGGGGCGAGCAGCAGCCCGGCGAGACGGCCACGACCTCCGCCCTCAAGGCCCGTTTCGCGTCCGTCCGCATGCAGTCCTCGCAAGACGAGTTTGCGCGGTTCGCAACGGACGTGCTCAAGCTCAAGGCGGAGATCATCGTCAAGCACTGTGACGATGAGACGATCCTTGCCGAAAGCAACATCGGCTACACCGCCGACGCGCAGCTTGCCCAGCAGGCCGTGCAGCTACTGCGGACCGATGCGGCCAAGTATCGGATCGAAGTCAAGCCCGAGAATATCTCTATGCAGGATTTCGACATGCTCAAGTCTGAGCGTGTTGCCTTCCTCCAGGGGCTGACGTCGTTCCTCCAGGCCGCCGCGCCGGTGATGGGCGCGGAGCCGGCAGCCGGGCCGTACCTTCTTGAAATGCTCAAGTGGGGAATGTCCGGGTTCCGCGGGTCGAGCACGATCGAAGGCGTGCTGGATCAGGCTATCGCCGCCATGCGTCAGGCGGCCATGCAGCCCAAGCAGCCGCAGGAAGATCCCAAGCTCCAGGCGCAGCGCGAGAAGGCGCAGCTTGACGTGGGCGTGGCGAAGGAAAAGGCGAAGGTTGAGATCGGCAAGATCCAGCAGAAGCAGCAGCTTGATCAGCAGAAGATCGGGATCGAGGCCGCCCGCGCCAACATGCAGCTACAGAAGATGGCCGCAGAAGCCCGGATGAAGGCCATGACGGGCATGGGCATGCACCAGCCGGAAGGGCCCCCGGCTCCCGGGGGCATGTAATGGAGATCCGCACCAAGCCCGTCACCCGCGAGTATGAGGCGGGGTTTGAGCGGACCTTTGCGGAGCGCCAGGGGCAGAAGGGTGGACGCTGGATCTACGATCCCGCGCTCCACGCCATGGTCCGGCTGACCCCGGACTGGCAGCCGGAGAGCCGGCGGGTTCCCGTGGTTGGTGACTCGCATTACGACGGCCTGCGCTCCCCCATGGACGGCGCGGACATTTCGAGCCGCACCAAGCACCGCGAATACATGCGGCGCCACGGCCTCACTACCACTGACGACTACAAAGACACCTGGGCGAAAGCCGCCAAGGACCGCGAGGCGTCCATTGCATCCGACAAGAGCCGGCGCGAGGAGATCGGGCGCGCATGGTACCAGCAGGAGACACGACGTGGCCGATAACTCCAAGGGCCTGGGGATCCAGCTTCTCCGCGGGCTCGACAACTCTATGCCGGCCGCGCTCCGCTCCGGGTGGCAGCGCATGACGCCGGGGCTCCAGAAGATCAAGGCAGACGAGCAGGCCGCGCAACTTGCTCGCGCAAAGGCGCTCCGCCAGGGCGGAGGCGACCCCGAGGCCGCCAACGCCCAGGCAGAGCTTGAGCAGGCGCGGCGCGCGCGCCAGTAGCTAGCGGCAGACCGGGCAGGACTCGTCACCGCACTGCACGAGGCCGCCCGGGTCCCGCTTCGATAGCTCAGCGATGGCCGCCTCCGCAGTCATTGGCGGCGTCAGGTGCTGGGCTAGGTCCGGGTACTCCCGTAGGCGCGCAATCAGGTACCCCACGGTAACGTGGATCGCCCGCGTCCGTTGCGTGCGCTCGATCATTGTATAGCCCTCGTTTCGGGTGGCTCCATTGCCACCATAGAAAGCAGTATAGCACACCCCGTCAACCGTGTCAAATTGGACACGGGTAGTGAATGCCCCAGGAGTTGACGCCCCGTGGATATTGAGACCCCAGAAGTGCAGGACGAGACCCCCGAGCCCAGCCTCCGTGAGTCCCTGGAGGCCGCCTTTACCGAGCAGGAAGCGCCGCAGGACGCAGCCGCTGACCGTGAAGCGCCGGTGAGTGACCCGACGCGAGGTACGGAGGCCGAGCCCGAGAAGGGGGCTGCGCCTGCCGGCGCCGACCGCGACGAGAAGGGCCGTTTCCTCCCCAAGCCAAAGCCCGACGCTGACGACCACGGGGCGGCGCCAGCGAAGGGTGGAGCGAAGCCGGCAGCGGGGACGCCCGTTGCCGGCCCGCTCGTTCCGCAGGGGACGACTCCCGCCCCCGTCGTGGAGCGCGCTCCGCAGTCCTGGAAGCCCGGGGCGCGTGAGCATTGGGCGGCCCTCCCGCCGGACATTCGCTCGGAAGTGATCCGGCGCGAGCAAGAGGTCGCGCGCACACTCCAGGAGACGGCCACCCTACGCAAGCAGGCCGAGGACTTCCAGCGCGCCGTGGGGCCTTATGAGGCCATGATCCGGGCCGAGGGAGGCGAGCCGCTTAAGGCCGTCTCTAACCTGCTTCAGACTGCCGCCGCGCTCCGCACCGCGCCACCGGTGATGCGCGCCAAGCTTGTGGCAGACATGGTGCGCACGTTCGGCGTGCCGATCGAGGCCCTGGATCACGCCCTGGCCGGCCAGCCGATGCCGCAGGGCATGCAGCAGGGCCCGCCGCAGGATCCTCGCGTCGATCAGCTTCTGGCCCGCCTGGAGGCGGCAGAGAAGGCGCGCGAGACGGCCACCTTTGAGAGCGCCCAGCAAGAGATCGAGAAGTTCGGCGCTAACAAGGATTTTTTTGAGGACGTCCGCCCGCTCATGGCGGACCTGATCGAAGTTGCAGCCAAGCGCGGCGAAAAGCTCGACCTCGCCGTCGCGTATGACCGTGCCGTCGCCATGACTCCCGACGTGGCGAAGGTCATTGAGCAGCGCAAGGCAGCC